TCGTGAAACCACCTCGGCGTCGAGCACGGAGAGCCGGAGCGTCTCCGTTCCGTCGAGGTCGTCGGAGACCCCTCCGCCGAGAATCGCCGAGGCGTTGATATCTCCGAGCGCGACGCCGCCCGCACACTCGAAATCGGTCCAGAGCTCCGCGGTAACTGTCATTATTCTTCGATCCTTGCCGAGCCGGATAGCGCGCGGTCTATCCCGAGCTGCCGGCCGAGCTGGCGGTTAACGAGTGGGGCGATCGTGGTCGCGATCTCGCGCCCGAGCTGCGCCGGCGTCGTGCCGGTCACGCTGCCCGCGGTCACGGAGACGTTAATCGAGACGCCGCCGCCGCCCGCGCCGCGAGTGTTGAAAGCGATCTGGCGGAGGACGACAAGTTGAGAGCTCGCAACGTCGAACAGCCGAAGGCCAGTCGACTCGGAGAGGTTCGAGAGCCCGCCGCCCGTGGTGCGGCTCGTGATCCCTGACCGCGCCCCGCGCGTTACGCCGCCGCCCGTGCCCGTGGCGACCGCCTCGGCCTCGTCCAGTGTCGCCGCGACGAGGTTGTCGAGCTTGAGCGAGATCAGTCGATCGAGGTCGCGGAGCGTCTCGTCTGAGGCGCCCGCGTCGATCAGCTCCCGGCGCCGCCGCTCCCCGGCTGCGAGAATGTCCGCCCGATCGGCGCCGAACGTGTCGCCCGACTCCCGGAGGAGGTCCGTCGCGAGGTCGCCCTGCAGTCCGGCGAGCCGCTCCTGTGCCCGCGCGGCCTCTTCCGCCGCTCGGGTGGCCGCATCGAGCGCGACCTTCTGGTCCTGCAAGGCGAAGAGCTCCTCGTAGCGCGCGCGGGTCGTCTCGTCGACGGCCTCCGCCAGCAAGCGCCCGCGCTCGATCGCCAGCGCGAGCGCGTCGGCTTCGTCGTCAAGCCCCTGCGCCCGAAGCCGGAGGAGGTCGATCGTCTCGTTCTGCTCTTGGCGCCGGATCGCGGTCGCCGCCGCCGCCGCCGCTGCGACTTCGGCCGCGCGGGCCTTCTCCGCCGCCGCCGCTTCGGCGGCCGCCTCCGCCGCGTCGTTGAGCGCCTTCACGATCTCGCCCTCGATCACGGCCGCGAGGCGGTTGAAGGCGTCCTCGGACAGCTCGCCCGACTCGACCAGCTTCTTCGCCCGGTCGAGCTCGGCGTCCCCGGCGAACCGAAGCCGGGCTTCGGTCACGTCCGCCCCCGCGAGCGCCCGCTCGCGAATCCCGATCTCGATGTCGTTCCGGACCCGGGCGGCCGCGGTCGCCGCTTCCGTCGCGGCCAGTCGCTCCGCCTCGGCCGCCGCGTTGTCTCGAATCGCTTGCGTAACGCTGTCGAGGATGACGCCCGACTGTCGGACCGCCTCGGCGTACTGCTCCGGCGAGATCGTCTCTTCCTCGAGCAACGCCCCGAGCGCGCGGATCCGCTCGGCGTAAGCGTCCTGCGCCTGTAAGACGTCCGCCTCTTCGCCGCGGCCGGTCGCCCGGAGAAAGGTCTGCTCCGTGTCCGAGAGGAAGTCGTCGGCGAACCGGATCAGGTTCCGGAGATACGCCTTCACGGCCTCCGCGGCGCCTTCCGTGCCCGCGCCTGCGAGCGCGATCAGCTCGTCGCGGTCCTGCTTCGCTTGCGTAATCTGCCGCTCGACGTCCGTCGCGCCGCTGGCGGCCTCGTTGAACGCGGCCAGCCCGACCCGGAAGGCCTCGGCGCGACGGGCGAGCTCCTCGGCTTCCCGCTTCGCGCTCGACGAGAAGGCCGAGATCACGCCGACGACGCCGGTCAGGACCGCCCCGACGCCAGACAGCGCGGAGAGCGCCGTCGCGCCCCCTGCAGCGCCCGAGAGTGCGCCCCCAAGGCCCACGGCCTGCCCGGAGCTATCCGTGGCTCTCGCGGCCGTTTTGAGCTGTTGTATTCCAGTGATCGCGTTTCCGATCGACCCGAGGAGTCCGCGGATCTCCGCCGAAGCGGCGCCGAAGGCCGTCGCGATCCCCTGCGCCGCGATCAAAACGTCGCGCATCCCATCAGCAAGGGAGTCCACGCTCGCCGCGCTCTCGTCTGGAATCTCGAACGGGTTCCCGTCGCCGAGACTGGCGAAGGCGTCCCGGATGCGCCGGAGCTTCTCCAACTCGACCGCGAGGTCGCTCGCCCGCTGGATCGCCTCGGCGTCGAGCGGCAAGCCCGCGGCGAGCTGTGCGTTTGACTCGGCCAGCGCGGCCGCCGCGCCGACTCGGCGGAGCTCCAACTCGCGCAATGCCAGCCCGCCCGCCTTCGCGGCCTCGACCTCCTCGCGCATCGACTCGACGGCCGTCTCGCTGGCGGTGATCCCCGCGACGTATTCCGCCCGGAGCGCCTGACGCGCCTTGGCGTTCGCCTTGAGCTGCTCTTCGAGCGACCGGAGCCGCCCGGCATACTGCCGCGCCTGCTCGTCGGCCGTCTCCATCGACTTTGCAAGTGCCGTTGCCGAGTCCCCGGCCCGCTTCTTGCCCGAGGCGAGCGCGGCAAGGACGCTGACGAGCTGCCCGGCGCTCGTCAGGTAGGCTTGCGCCTGCGTGTTGCCGTTCTTGAGCGCCGCGCCGAACGTGAGCGCCTTGTCTCCGCTCTTCGCCCACTCCGCCGCCGCGCGCTTATAGGCGTCGGCCGACTGCTCTCCGCCGCTCCGGAACGCGGCGAGCTCGCCGTTCGCGAGGGCGATCGCTGCGACGAACGGGTCGATCCCGGCCTTCGTGACGGTCTGCGTATCCGTGCGGAGGGCGAGGAGCCGCTCCGACCATTTCGCCGTTGCCTCGGTCGCCCGGGCGAGCTCCGCGGCCGCCTCGGCGATCGCCGGACCGGGTCCGCTGTTGCGGAGCGCCTGAAACGCGAGGACGCGCCGCTCTTCGGCCTTCGCCAGCTCGCGCGAGGCCTCCGCGACGTCTGACCGGGCGAGCTGGTCGGCAAACCCCTGCGTCGCTTCTTCGGCGTCCCGGCTGTTCTTTCGGACGAGCGCGATCACGCCCGCGACTGCGGCGAGGCCTGCAATCGCGAGCCCTATCGGGCCGGTGACCGCGGTCCACATCGCCCGCGCGCCGATCGCCGCAAGCGCCATCGCGTCCCGGAGTGTGCGAACCGAAAGCGCCAGCGACCCGAAGGCCTGTAACGTCTGCGCCGACGACAGCGCCAAGAGCGCCGCGCTCGCCTTCTGCGCCGAGAGCGCCAAGCCGCCCGCGCCCAAGGCCAGCGCCAGCCCCTCAACGAGCGCCTGATTCTCGTCGACGAACTGCGCCGTCTCCGACATCGCCGCCGCGAGGAGTGCCGTCGCCGAGACCGCCTCGTCGGTGTTCGAGACCAATCGGCCGAAGCTGTTGTTCAACTGCGTGAGGGCGCCGCCGACCGTGTCCGGGAGCCGCTCGCTCTCGGCCCGAATCGTTTCGAGCTGCGAGCGGAGCGCCTCCGCGAACGCCTTCGAGCTGACCTCGCCCGCGAGGACTTGCTTCCGGAGCTCGGAGATCGAGAGCCCGAGACCGTCCGCAACCGCCTGCGCGATTCGTGGCGTCCCTTCGAGTACGCTGTTGAACTCCTCCGCCCGCACCGTGCCCGCGCCGAAGGCCTGCGAGAGCTGCAAGAGCGAGCCGCTCGCCTGCGCCGAGCTCGTACCCGAGACGCGCAACGCGAGCGAGACCGTCTCGGTCGTCCGGAGAAGGTCTTGCTCCGAGAAGCCGAGCGAGTCGGCCGCCCGCGCCATTTTTGTATATAGGTCCGCGACGCCCGCGAACTCCTGCCGCCCGAGCTGTGCGATCTCGAAAAGCTCTCGCTGAACCCGCGCGAGCGAGGTCGTCGAGTCGACGACCAAGCCGAGGCGGCCTTCGACGAGCCGGAACGTGTCGGCGTAGTCGACGAGAGCACGAATCCCGAAGGCCAGCCCGAGCGCGCCGGCCGCCTTCTCCATTGCCGAGGTCGCCCGCTTGGCGGTCCCCTCGATCGACCCGAGCGCGGTCTTGACTTCCTCGGCGCCCTTCTTGGCGCCGGTCGCGTCGATCACTACGCCAAGCGTGGAGAGTCTCGCCATATCGCTACTCTGTATCGCTCGGGGCGCCCGGTGTCGCGCTCGCCCGTTGCTCGTGGATCACGCCGAGAAAGGCTTCGTCGGCTTCGTAGATGCACAATACTTCAAGCGGCGTAAGCCAGAGGCCGACCAGCTCGCAATGGGCGAGGATCGTCTCCGGCATGAGCGCCGCGACGCCGCCAACGCCGCCCGCCCCTCGTCGCCCCTGCAGCTCCGCGAAGACACTCCACGCGAGCTCCGTCCCGGGAGGGAACGGCGGACCGAGAAGGTCGCGCATCGCACGAGACGCGAGCGAGCCGCCCGAGGCGACCAGCGACGCCAGTCCCGACCCGAGCGTCTTCCCGTCCGTGCCATGCGTCGGACGCCCTAGTCCGAAGCGGTGCCGGCAGGCGGCCCGGAAGGCGTCTCGGGTTGGCCGAAAAAACGGTCACGGTTCCGGACTTCGCGGAGGACTTGCTCGACGAGATAGGGCGCCTGCTCGTAGACCCGCCGCACGTTATCCGGTGTGCAGTCCATCGCCGCCCCGTTGTCGTCCTCGAAGCCCCGCCACGCCGCGGTGACCGCAATCGCGAGGCCGACGTCGTGCGCTTCTTGGGCGAGGAGGTCGTCTTCCGTGAGCCCTTCCTGCTTCTTCCCCTGCCACGCGAGGCCTGCCATACGGTTCTGCAACGTGGTCCGCTGCTTCCGGGACAAGCGGAGGGCGACGTCCGAGTCCGCCCCGAGGACGGTAATCGAGGCAGGCTTCCCATCGTCGCCGAGAATCGGCCGATGAGACCCGCCGGCGTCGTAGACCGGGTAGTGAGGGGTAAACGCCGTGCCTTCGTTCGCACGGGTGACGATATCCAACGCTCCGAGCTTCGCCATAGGTGCCGCCTCTTCGATTGTTCGGTGAGTCCTGCTCCCGCGTCGAGTCCGACGCGGGAGTCCTGCCCCGGGGCTTACGGTGTCCGGGTGACCTTGAGCGACGTGTTCGTCGCGTCGAATGTCGCTTGGAAGTTGAATACCTGCGTGATCGGCTGCGCGCCCGCGGCCGGAGCCGGGCCGCCGAGGGTGAGCGTGACCTTCGACATCAGAAAGGCGTATTTCAACGAGCTCGCGCCGCCCGCCGAGAAGTTGAGCGTCGTCTTCGCGCCGCTCCGCACCTTGGCGAAGAGCGTATCGTCCGCGTAGTACGTCGTAAACGAGCCCTTTACGGCGAGCTTCGACATATCGAGGCCGAGCAACGCCTCCGAACCCATCCTAGGGAAGGGCACCATCGGCCGCGCCATTTCGAGAGAAAACGCGGTAATCCCCTCCGCGAGCAGGTCGTTCGAGCCGCCCTCGTCGAAGGCTAGGATCTCGGTAATCGGCCCCATGACGGGATTGCTGTTTGCTGCGACCGCGGCGCCCGTGCTGACGCTCGACGTGTCACTCTCGAAGGACATCGAGCGCCAGTCGAACGCCCACGTCGGCTTCGCCGCCAGCGAGAAGTTGAGCCGGAGCGCGCTCAAGAGCGACCCGCGGTAGATGTTGTAGAGCCCGGCGTCGGCGTAGGCGTCCTCGAAGGTGAACGGGCGCTTCGTGCTCCCGACCGTGGCGACGTTCGTCGTGAACGTGTTGCCGAGGATTGCTTCGATATACGGGTCGGTCGTCCCATAGCTGAACTCGCCCGCTTGCGACCCGCCGAGCTCGACGCCGGTCCGGATCACGTCCGGCACCTCGTTCAGTCCGAGCTCTTCGGATTCGGTGTAGCTCGGGACATACGTCCCGCCGCCGCCCGTCGTCCGGACCTTCTGGATCGCGACGCTGGGCGTCGTGCTTTGTGTGGTTTCTTGGATCTGGCCGAACGAATATCCGGCGTCGCTTGCGTTGGGCATAAGTAGGAGCTCCGCGCCTTAACTGGCGTGATCGAAGGAAAAAAAAACAGAGATAGGGAGCACGAAAAACGCCCCATCGGAGAGCTCCCCCTCGACCCGGACTTCGTCCACGGTGACGGGGTTTGTTTCGATCGTCATCGAGGGTTGCGCGTCGCGCATCGCGGCGGCGATCGACGAGGCAAGCGCGACGGCTGGCGAGGCGCTCGTCTGTCTCGGGTAATGGACCCGAACGGTATATAACGCCTCGGTCCGCTGGATACGGTTCGCACCAAGCGACGCCGGGCGAGTGTCGAAGAAGGGGACGTCGTCCGAAATGAACGCCGCGCCCGTCGTCGGCGTGAAGTCGGCGTTCGCCCACGCGCGCGCGGCCGGGAGCCCGGCGACGGCGTCGAGCCGGTCGCGGAGCGCCGTCAGGGCGGAGGAGTAGACCGTCGCGCTCATCGGGCCACACCTCGCCCGAGGCGGAGGCGCCGGACCGTGTCCTCGACGATGCGCCTCCACCGCAACTCGACGGGCCGGATAAAGCGGGTGGACTGCCCGGCGAACGGGCCGAACCGACGTTTCCCGGAGAGCATTTCGAGCGGTTCGGCGTAGGCCGCTTGCGTCGTAATGTAGATCGGCCGGGAGAGGGTCGCGCGGGCGAGGTCCGCCGTCAGGTCGGGGACGGCGTACTTCGCGCCGCTCCCAGGGACGCGGCCCTTCGCTTGCTTGCGTCGCTTCGCCGGGCCGCGCTTCGGTCGACCGAGGCCGACCCGGAACGACGCGCGGAGAAAGCCGGTATCGACCGGCGCTCCCGGGCCGTAGCGATTGCCGACGACGAGCGCCTCTGCGGCGACCTGTACGGACGCCCGGAGGACGCGCGTCCCCTCCGCCTCGACCTCCTCGCCGAAGCTGGCGAGGTCGAGCGCGAAGTCGCGGACGAGCTCCGCCTGCCGGCTCATCGAGCGAGCCCGAGAATGTAGAGGACCGGCGTCCCGCCCGGGCCGTAGGTGTCCAAGAGGTCCACGGCGTAGGCCACGCCGTTAAACGTCACGCGATCGCCTGCCAGCGGCGTAAATGAGAGCCCCTTCGCGGCGAAGATGACGCTCGTCGAGCACGACTGCCACGCTACGCCGCGGTGCTGGCGAGCCTGCGGCTGCTCCTCGGCCATGATCGCGGTTTGCGTCAGCGCGACGCCACTCTCGACGCCGCTCCGTCCATCGACCGGCGCCGGGCGCGTGAGCGTGCCGGGCGAGGCCACGCCGACGCCGCCCGCGGTGTTGAGTGCCGTCGCGACGAGACTGAGCAGGTCGATCGCCACTAGACGCGCACGAGCGACGCCCCGCCGCCACCGGCGAGCGCGGGCGCAATAAGGAGGCGAACATCCTCCGGAAGTACCGCCGAGGACGTCTGCGGTGTCAGCCGGATAGGTCCGACGACGAGCTCGGTCCCGGGCGCGAGCCCGTTCGAGCCGAAGGGCGAGCCCGCTTGTGACGCGAGGACGACCGCTAGCCGGACCTGCGCCTCGATCAGCCAGCCCGGGATAGACAGCGAGGGGACCAGTACCTCGCGATAGTAGCAAGAGACTCGCGGAAAGGCGATCGGCTGGTCCGGCGCCACAAGCTCACCGTCCCATCCGAACCGCCCGAGCCAGCGCTGCGCCTCGACGAGTGTCGCTTTCTGCTCCTCCAAGCCGAGCCCCTCGAAGGGGTCGGCATAGAGGAGCGTCTCGGTCAGGGCGAGCGCGCCGTCGACGTCGACGTAGGTGTTCGCGCCCGCTACCCGCGAGCCGTCTTCGACAACGAGCGTAATCGCCATAGCCTAGACCTCGGCCGTCGCGGCCGCGCGAGCCTGCGCCACAATGTCCGCGATCATTTCGTCGCGGAGCAGGTCCGAAGAGAGGCTCCGACCGAACCGCACGGAGGCGAACTCGACGAGCTGCGCCTTCGTTTTGTCCTTGATCTCGTCCTCTACCGGGTGCGAGGTCTCGGCCGGGGTGTTGCTGTCGCCCGTCGAGACCGGAGGCGTCACGATCGACGCCTCCGCTCCGTCAGGGCTCGCGAAGGCGAAGTCGCCGTTCGCGACCATTTCGCGCGCATCGACCGACCAGACCTGTACCCGCTTCCCCGTTGCCGACTCCACGAGCTCTACCCGTGATCGGCCGTATGCGCCCCCCATATTAACGCGCTCCCAGAACGGCGAAGGCGCTGTAGTTGATCCCCGTCGCGACGGTGCCCGCGACGCGGGTAAAGAGCCGCGCGTAACGGTAGACCGTGCCGTCGACTTCGCTCGCGAAGGCGATCTCGCGGCGGCCCGGGGTCGTGTCGGCCGACTCGAAGGAGGCCTCAGACGCGCCGAAGCGCCCGACCCCGGCGATCACGACGCCGGACGCGAAGGTCGCGCTATTGGAAAGCTGAACCTCGAGGTCATACTGTTCGTTATTCGAGGCGACCTCGACGGCCGTAATGTCGACAATAACGCGCGCGTCGATACGGCCGACGCCGAGGTCGAGCGTCAGCGGTGCCGCGGCCGACGCGCCGACCAGCCCGGCCGCCTTCATCGCGAGCGCGTTGTCGTAGGTAAAGTCTTTGCTGTTTCGGGTCATTGGTGTAGCTCCACAAGAGAGGAAAGGGCGACTAGACCGGAGCCGTTAGGCCGCGATCGGCGCGTTCGAGATGCCGCGAAGGCGAGCGGCCGCGCGCCCGTGCTCGATCTTCATACCGACGTACCACTCGACCCGCGTCCGGAGCTTCGGCGCCGTGTCAAGCTCGCCCAAGTCGCGGACGGCCATCGTCCCGTTTTGGATCATCGACAAGTAGCCATCGCCGACGCGCGCGACATATATCGACGTCGCGGTCGAGCCGCCGCCGCCGCCCGCTTCGTTGAACCCGAGCGGGTCGACGCCGTCGTTATCGGGATACGCCGCAAGGAGCGGGATCCCGTTGTACGTCGCGACCGGGCGGCCGATTGCGTCGGTGCCCATCATCACGTTGCCCGTAAGCGTTTGGTTCCGGAGCAGAGCGGTGAACTTGGGCCGCATGAGACGAGGGATCATGATGACGTTTGCGCCCGGGACGGCCTCGATCGCCTCGTCGAGCTTCTCCAATGAGAGCGGGTCGCCGCCGCTCGTGTTGCCGTTCTCGATCAACTGGCCGCCGGTGACGCGCGCCTGCAAACCGTCGAACTCGCGCGGGTTCGTCGAGCTGTCGCCCTTGATGATTGCCGTCGAGATCGCCGCCGCGAGCGCCTTGACCTTGAGTCCTTCGTGACGCGCGCGGACGCCGTTCCCGCCCGTGTCGATCAGGAACTTGTCGACGTCGAGATCGCCGCCCGAAATGCGGAGGGCTTCGCTCGCCGGGTTGATGACGCCGGTCGACTCGTCATAACTCTCATTGACGCCGCGGAACGCGACGGAAGGGAGAGCGCCTTCGATGTTATAGGCGTAGCTGTTGCCGGGGATGCTGGTGAACTGCATCGCCGCGAGCCACGCGGACATTTCGGCGAACATGGCGATCACGCCCGCACGCTTGGTTTCGCCGTTGTTGAGTGCCAGCTTCGCCGCTTCGAGAAGTGTAAGCATGAGAGACCTCGGTTAAATCGAAAGGGAGTAACGGGAACGCCGAGATCCTCGGCCCTGCTCGAAGCGGCGCCTCGCGCCGTCCTGTCCTGCGGCCTGCTATGCGTCGCCGTCGCTCTCCGCGTTGGCGAGGGCGAGCAACGCGGACGGGTTACTCGTGAGCAACTTTTCGCGGTCTTGCGCGCCCGCCCCGCCGCCCGTGGCGTCGTTTCGGGCCGGAGCGCCGCCCTTGAGCTTGCTCTCGAAAAACTCCGGATATTCCGCCGCGAGCTCTTTGTCGATCCAGTCGCCGAGATTCTTCCCGGCCTTATGGACCGGCTTCCCCTCGTCGCTCAGGTCGAGCTGATCCGCGACCAGCTTATACAACGTGTCGATACGCTTCCCCACGACCCTGCGCTCGCCGAACTGGCGCTTCACTTGGTCGTCGAGCTGCAGCCCGCGGAGCTTCTCGCGCGCTTCGGTTAGCGGGGCCTCGAACTCGGCCTTTACTCCAGCCGTGATCTCCTCCCGGAGCGCCGTCAGCGCCTCGGGCTTCATGCCCTGATCGGCCGCCTCCTGTTGCTGCTTGAGCGCGCGGAGCTCGGCCTTCGCCGCCCGAGCGTCTTCTTTCTGTCGTTCGAGCGCGCTCTTCAATCCGCTCACGTCCTCGGGCTTCTCGACGGCCTTCGGCCGCCACTCGCCCTCGACTTCTTCGTAGTCGTCGGCGAACCCCTCGGGGATGTCTTCGCGCTTCTTGAATGTCGGGAAAGCCATTCGATATCCTCGGCGCCTCGCGCCGGTTGCGGTTGGTGTCCTACTCGACGGTAGCGTCGCCCTCGTGCTCCGGCAACGCTGCCAGAGTCTTGCTCGGGTGCGCGGACGCCCCCGTTCCTGTCACGACCTCGACGCCGGCCGCGGCGAACTGCGCCGCCGTGGTGCCGCCGTTGAACGTCGACCGGAGCCAGAGGGCGAAGCCGGGGACGTCGCTCTCGAACGTGTCGCCCTCGCGGGTCGCCTCGTGGCCTGTACATGTGTCTTTGAGTCGCATCCCTGTAACCTCGCTGATCGGGTGAATCGGCGCTATATGACGCCGGCAAAGAGCTCCGGCCCGGGCGCGTCGCGCATCGGGAGGCCGAGCTCGGCTTCGTCCAGTACGCGGTAGAATAGCGCGCAACGGCAGTTAGGGTGAACGGTCGGGCGGAGGACTAGCCCGTCGAGCGGTGTCCGGAACCCCTCGCGCGGGCCGCGCCCTTCGGCGTTGAGCCTCGGGATGGGGGCGCATCGCGCGCAGAGCCGCTCGTCGACTGACACTATCCAGAACCGGCGAACGAGCTCCTCCCGGACGGCGCCCTCGTCGATCAGCGTCCGCCACGAAGCGTCAGTCGCCGCGTTCGCCGCGTCCAGTGCGGCGGACCGGGCGAACGTCTCCGCGCGGAACTTCACCAGCTTGCGGCGATACGCCTCGACCATCTTGTCGACCTGCGCCGGGTCCAACTCGCCCCGGGCGACTGAGCGATCGAAGCGCCGGTCGCGGAGCTGGCGACGGAGCGCCGTCGCCGGGTCGCGGGTGAGCTGCTCTCGGAAGCTCCGGAGGATCTTCGCGTCGTAGGCCGTCAAGCCGACCTGCCCCGTCTGGCGCTTGAGGCCGCGCGCGATCTCCCGCGGGCCGAGACCGTCGTCGATGCCGTTCCGGACGACCTCGCGGACGCCGTCCCGCATATCCTGACGGATCCGCCGAAAGCTCGTGTCTCGGAAGGCGACGACCGACTCTGTTAGCGCCGGGTTCAGGACTGGCGCGCGGAACCGGAGGCCGGGCGGCCCGATCGGCGGGAGCGCGCGGTTCGCGGTCGGCATTGCTTTGGCTAGTGCGCCCGCGAAGCTGCTCCGGAGGCCGGAGAGTGCCGCTACGGACGCGCGGCGGTCGAAGACGTAGGCGAGGAGGCCGTCAACGTCCCCCCGCGCGAGGAACGCTTCGAGGTCGCGCAGTCCGACCGAGGACCGGAGAGCGGCGAGCGATTCGAGCCACGCCGCGCGAAGGCCGGGTTCGAGTCGGTCCGCCAGCCTGACGAGGCGCCGATAGACGCGATCCTCGGCGCGACTCATAGCTCGACCCGGTCGCCCTCGACCAGTGCGCGGAGAAAGACGCCCGCGAGTGCCGTCGCGTCGCGGGCCGGGAGGCCGCGCGACCGAAGCGCCGCGCGGAAGTCGGCGGTCAGGTGCGCGACGGACTCCGAAACCGCTCCGAGCTGCTCGTCGGCATGGATCGCCTGCGCCCGGGCCGGGTCGACGTGGCTCACGCGAAGGCGCCCGGCCCGCGGCCTTGGTCGTTCGCGACGTTCTCCGCCTCGACGTCGTCCGCCGCGGCCTCGGCGAGCGCGCGGAGCGCGAGGTCTTCGGCGCTGAACTCTTCCGGGAGATCTCCCTCGCGGAGCGCCGCGATCAGCGCGTCGAGCGGGAGTCCGCCCTCGCGCCACGCATCGAGCAGGATTCGGAGATACAGCGGGTCGCGCGTCACGCCGCGGAAGGTCGTGTCGACCTCGACGTAGCGGTCGCGGACGTCCTCGCTCATAAGCTCCGCGAAGAGGGCGAACAGCCGGTTCATCGAGTCTTCGATCGCCTGCGCCACGCTTGAGAGGTTCGCGTCCTGCCCTTTCTGGTCGATCGCGGCGGCCGTCGCGGTCTGTTGCTTCGAGCCCTCGCCGGAGAGAAAGGACAGCGTCAACTGCGCCGCCCGGCGCTCGATCGCGGCGAGCTCGGCCTCCGTTGGTGCCATTGCCTCAATCGGTGGGGCCGCCCACTCGAAGGAGCCGTCCTTCGGGAGATCCATAATCGCGTCTGGACCAGCGTCCGTCTCGCTGCCCGCGATCGGCTGCTCGTAGCCCTTTCGAACCGGAAGCGGGAAACAAGCCATTTTCATCGACCAGCGTCGATCCGAGAGGATGTTAAAATGCGCGACGGTCAGGTCGCACAAGTCGAGCAGGGGCGGAGCCGCGCGCCCGAAGCCGGCCTCCGGGTCGGCCGTGAACTCGACTACCGGGAGGTATTCCGTCTCGCTCGTGACGGTCTGCGTCGCGTCCTCGCGATAGCCGCCCTCGCCGTCCGGCACCCATACGGTCGAAAGGTGCCGGTCGGGCTCGACGTACTTTAGGACGCGGTACTGCGTCGTCGGCTCGCTCCCGAAGAGCCCGACCCGCCTCGCCGAAGACTCTTCGAGGACGATCTGATCGAGGACCAGACGACCGCCGACGCGCCGGAAGTGGGCGCTCTTGACCTGCTCGGCGCCGTAAAGCGTCACGTAAGGCCGGAGGCCAAGCCGCGCGGCGTCCGCCCGCGTCGGCTTTGCCGCGGCGTCCACGGGCGACGAGGCGACCGCCACACAAAACCCCTGCTTTAAGACGTGCCCCTCGACAACGCCCTTCAACCACGCGACCGTACCAGTCTGTGCGCCGTCGATGTCCTCGAAGAGCCTCGCCATATCGTCGGACGCCTCCGAGATCAGCCTCGGCCGCTCGGCGAGCATGAGGCCGGTCGCCGTCCGGACGCCGACGCCGAAGAGGTTCACCAACTCGGTCAGACTGAGGCGGAGCTTATAGCTCTTGACCTTCTCGCGCGGCATCCGAGGCACGAGGCGGAAGGCGGTCCGCATCGCGTCCGTCCCGAGGAAGACGGTCCGGCAACGGCTTCGCCCGAACTGCCATACAAGGAGCTTCGGATCGTGCCACGTCGGGAGCGCCGGATCGCCGCCCGCGCCCGTGGTGAGCGGGTCGGCGTGGAGCTGCGTCAGGGTGTTGGTGGCGGCCATGATTAGAACGGTTGGAAGGCTGTAAGGCTCGCGCGATTGGTCTCAGACAATATACGGTATCGTGTCATATCGCCTGCGTGATCTTCGGCGTCGGTGTCGACGTCGTCGGGTTTCTTGTCGTCTCGCGGGAGCGAGGGGACGGTCCGGATCCAGTGACGGCAACTGTCGAATACCCATAGCCCCGCGGCCTCCGGCGCCGGCCGGGCGGACTCTTCGAGGAGCTCGCGGAGCTTCTCCCATCCGTTCACGCGCGACCCGGGCCGCTTGTCCGCCCTGCGCCACGTCACGCCATGCGCCGCCATCGTGTGCCCGATTGAGCCGGCGTCGGTCACGTCATAGATCGACGAGTCGGCCGGCCCCGGGCGGACGCCTTGGGCGAAGCGGAAGCGCCGCTCATGCGCGAGGATGCCGGCGGCTACGTCGCTGCTCCGCATCTTGAGCCCGACGTTCTCCTTCTCGCCCATCCCGTACCATTCGCCCACCTGAAAAAGAGACCCGCGCGGGAACCCGCGCTTCGTGCCGTCGAAGAGCGTCGCCTCGGTGCCGTCAGACTCCGCCCACCAGCCCACCGAGAACGGCTTCGAGCTGCCCCAATCGAGCGCCCGGTCGATGCGCCACGTCCGCGGGATCGGGAAGGGGCGGAGGACGTGCCGCTCGGGGTGCCAGAGGTCGTCAAAGAACCCGCCCGCGATCACGTTCCAGTCCCCGTTGAACCACGCCTTCCGGCGGTTCGTGTTACTGTCGCTCGCGAGGCGGCTCGGGTAGTCCGGATCGTCGCGGAGGAGCGCCGCGTTCTCGGACCAGTGCCCGTGAACCCGGACCCGCAAGACGCCTTGCGCGTTGGCGATCGGGCGGCCCGCTGGCGCCGGGTCGACGAAATAGCTCTTTACCCAATGATGGCCGACGCCGAACGGGTTCGCCGTCGAGCGGTACTTCCGCGGCATCCCCGGCGCTCCGGTGGCGCGCGAGCACGCCTTCATTGCCTCGTAGGGACCGTCATCCGGCCAGTTTGTGAGCTCCTCGAACGCGATCCACGGGTATTCGTGCCCGTGATAATCCCAATAGTTTCTTGCGCTCTCCATAGGGCGAAGGAGAAGCGCTTCGCCGCCCTCGAAGGTCCACGTATATTTCGCTTCGTTGAACCGCGCGGAGGGAAAGACGGCCCGGAACAACGCTTTCGACTTTGCGACCACGTCGGCGAGCTGCGGGTAGGTGCGCCGGAAAAGAACGCCGCGCCACTTCGGGCCGAACCCTTGCCCCACGTCCTGCGCGTAGTCGGCCAAGAGGGCGACGGTCTTCCCCGGGCCGCGGGTGCCCTCGAAGAGCGTCTCGTAGATCGGAGAGCCGAGGAAAACGGTTTGGCTCCCCGGGTGGGGCGCCCACGCGACGCCGTCGAGCATCGCTACGCCTCGACGCCGTACTCCCGAGCCCGCGCTACTTTCTGCCGGGCGAGCGCCTCTTGCTGTGCCTCGGCGCCGACCGCCCACTCGGCCGCGGAGAGCGCGCCGGGGACCACGAGGACGCCACCGACCGGCCCCTCGTGCTTTACGACTTGCGTGTATAGCCCCAAGTGCTCCCCCAATAGCTTGAGCGAGGCCACGGCCGCCCGGGCGTCGAACTGCCAGACGTGGCGGCCTTTGTCGTCGCGCGCCTGTATCTGGACGCCGTTCCCGGCTGGCACCATGACTTCCGCGCGTTGCATCGCCCGCTCCGTGATCTCCTTGAGGTTCCCGATCACATAGTCGGCCGTGATATGCGTCCGCTCCGCTCGCTCCGCCTTCGCCTTCGCGACTGCCTTCGCGACGTCTGGCCGGGCGAGCAGTCGCGAGCCGGTGACGTGTGCGGCCTTCGCTGCGTACCCGACCCGGATCGCGGCCGCTGTGGCGTTGAGGTCTACGAGGTACTCGTCGACGAACGTCCGTTGCTTCGCGCTAAGTGGACGACTCGCGCCCGACGTCGCGGTCGACGCCTTCGGCGCCTTTCGCTTGGGTGTATTCATGCCCGAAGGAAACGCCGAGGGCGGCCCTCGGCGCAAGTCCCGGGCGCTCGAAGGGCGGAACGTCCTCCCCGCGCGGTCCGAGCCGGTACGCGCCCGGGAGGCGCGTCCCTGCCGCTCCTGCGGCCCGAGTGCGGACCAAGAAGCCGACGCGGACGAGGTAGGCCAGCGCGAGCCGGACGCGCTTCCGGTCGATGCCCAAGTGTCGCGCGGTCGCGCCGACCTTGACGTCGGCCGGGCCGTCGCGCAACGCCTCCCCTACGATCAGGTAAACCGTCAGCGCACAAGGGGCGCGCCGGAGTGCTGCGGACCGGAGCACGGGGAGGAGGAAGGGCGGGAGCGTCACTCGGGAGAGTGTAACGGCCGAGCTCGTCGCCCGCGAAAGTTTTTCGGACTTTCTTTCGTGGAGCTCTTGACGTCGTAGCTACACTAGGCTACTCTTAGTGTGTGGGGCGGAGACGCCGCCCTACCGACCGCCACGCAAGGAGATACGCCATGTACCGCTTCAATCGCACCGCCCGCCCCGCCACTGTCGAAGCGATCCAGCCGCCGAGCGTACACGACGCGCTCCGGTACGAAGGGTGGGCCGTCCGCCCTGCTCGCCCCTACGACTTCGGGCGCGCACAGGCGCTGGGCGGCAAGGCGCAAGAGGCGCTCGACGCCCACGCCCGCGCGGCGCGCCTGCTCCCGGAGGACTGCGACCGAGAACACACGCTACACTACCGCGCCGT